ATATCGTCGTCAACCGCCAGCATATCGGCCAATTCGGCGACATCGAGCCACCACTCCCAAACACGTTCGCAGAACTGCGGGATCATGACGTTCGACTGGTGCTGCCCAAACTTGCGACGGAAATTGATGATGTCCGTTCGCACATTCGAGAAATTGCCGCGTGTCATGTCGCCCGTGAGGTACGCATACGGGATGGACAGCGCAGCCGCGACTTCAAGAGCCGTTCTGTATTGGAACGGTTCATACGAACCCCCAACGTCAGCGGGCGATGAGAACTTAACGTCTTCGCCATTCTCAAGAACGACCATTGCTCCGGGCTGAAGCTCCGGTGCCTCGCTCTGGTCTCCGTTCGGGTCTGGATTGTCCAGCGCCGAGCCTTCACCCGTCTTCGTGACGAAGCCAGCATACAGAGCAGCAACGCGCTTGCGCTCAAGTTCAGCGTCATTGTAGGAGTCGAGAGAGAACAGCTTGACGATTGCGCGGGCAAACTTGGAAAGCCCGCGAATCTGCTGTCCTTGACGTGCATCAAAGATGTGAGCGACTTCCTCAGCAGGAACGCGCGTGCGCAGCTTCGGCGGAAACTGCGTGATGAAATCGTCGGGATGCTTCGTCCAGAAGTGGTAAGCAATGCGCCGACCAATCTTGTCAAACTCAATCCCCATGCGGATGTAGTTTCCGTTGTCGAGATTGATGTTGTACGAAAGGTCCAGCATTTCGGACGGGAGCAACTGAAGCTGCAACGGGACGGAACGCATGTCTCCGGGGCGACGGATGCGGCGACGAATGAAAACCTCGCCAGCGATATAGACCTCGCGCGCCACGCGCTCTTGCATACCGTAATAATTCGTCTGATTGTCGGCGTCGGCCTCACGAATCCAACGCTTCCACAACTTACGAACAGCTTTGCGCTTTTCATCGGACACGCTGGACGGGACGCGGGGTCGAATGCCCTCACCAACCACCCAAGCCGCCCATACATCAACAGCATTGCCCGCGAGAGCCGCGTTTTCAACCAAATAACGGGCGCGCTTTACCAGCGTCCGGCCTGCAAATTCGATTGCAATGTTGATATGTGAACGAGATGGGTTGAAGTTTTTCAGGCGACGGCCATAGCCAGCACCTTCAAACGACGATGCAGAGCCAAGAGGCCCCCAAGGCGTGAATGGGTCTTGCTGCGATGCAGCGCTCACGCCGATGCGCCCCATATTCGGGGTCGCTGCGGCGATCTGCCGAGCATTCGAGCCATCGGAGCCGATGCGAAACCGAGCCTTAACCATCAACCAAGGCCCTTACTGGCATGAAATGTGTGGTATCGGAGGCGGGGAGGGCGTTTGCCGTCAAATTCAGCGATTTCACGTTGAACATCGGACAATGCCGCCTGCAAATCAGCGGCGGTGCGATACTTCACGCTCTTT